AATCCCTATCTGAGAAACAATGCCATGCCCTCAGTTTACTCTGCTGAGAGCACAGTTTTGAATGTTGACACTGCAAGTCTTGCATCAGAAGAAAGTCCTACATTTAGAGGTCATGTTGTTAATACAATGATCCTTAGAGGTCAAACAAGTGGTGCTGAAGCAACTGTAACCAATGTAAATCTTATCACAGATAGAGTTGGTACAATACAGGGTTGCTTCAATGTTCCAGGTGAGGGAGATTTTTCAGAACAAACATTCAACACTGGAAGAAATGTATTCAGGTTGACAAGTAGCGGTATTAATAGTCAGGTTGAAGGCACAACTACTACATCAGCAGAAGAAGTCTTCTATTCTCAGGGTGATATTGATACAACTGAAGAAGTAACACTCTCACTTAGAAATGCAAGAGTAACTACAGTAGAAGTAGAAGCAGAGCAGCAAACAGTTGAATCTGATGTAAACTTTGACATCATCAATAGCAGGACATTAAGACCTACACCTCCCCCTCCACCACCACCAAGACCACCTAGAAGAGGTGACCCACTTGCACAGACCTTTAAGATTGATGCTAAGAATGGTATCTATGCATCTAAGGTAGATCTGTTCTTCCAGACAAAAGATGATACTCTGCCTGTTACTGTTCAGATTAGAGAAACTACATTAGGAACACCAAACCAGACAATTCTTGGATATTCTGAGGTAACTCTGAATCCTGATGATGTTAATATATCTGAAGATGGTACAGTAGCAACAGAATTTAGATTTGAATCACCAGTATATCTCAAACCTGGTGTTGATTATGCTCTGGTTGTTATGGCAAGTGTCACAACCTATAACCTGTGGATTTCAAGACTTGGTGAAGCAGATGTAACAACTCTTGCAACAGAGTCTGGAAGAGTTCTGGTTACTGAGCAACCATTGTTGGGTTCATTGTTCAAGTCACAAAACTCACGTATTTGGACTCCAAGTCAATATGAAGATATGAAGTTTGTTCTTCATAGATGTGACTTTGTTGGATCTGGCAATATTCAGTTCTACAACCCAGATCTTGATGAAAAGAATGAGGCAATTGCACCTGGTTCTGTTATTGCTGAATCAAGACAAATCAGTGTTGGTATTGGAACAACAGTTAATCAGACAGGTGTCACTGACACTCTTGTTGTTGGCAATAGAGTTATTCAGAAAAACACTGGAGCATTTGGTTACCTCAAACAGTTCTCTGGTATTGCCACTGGACCAATGCAAATAACTGCTGCAGGTATTGGATTTACTCCTTCTGCAGGAACATTAACTTATGCTGGTGTTGCATTGACATCAGTGACTGGAAGAGGACGTGATGCAACTGCTGACATCACTATTCAAGATGGTATTGCAATTGGTGCAACTATTAATGCTGGTGGTAGTGATTATGTTGTTGGTGATATTGTTTCACCTATTGTTATTGGATCAAAAGAACTTGGTGGTGGTGCAAGATTTACTGTTGGTATTATCACTGCATCAGATGCACTACTTTTGAAAAATGTTCAGGGAGAATTCAGCACAAATGCTAATGACTACCTTGAGTATGATTCAACTGCTGGCACAAGACTGTCACTTAATGCTGGTGTTGGTGGTTCAGTTGTTCCAACCACATCAGTTGTCATTACAGATGGTCTTCACTTGAAGATTAGACAGAGAAATCATGGAATGTACTCTACCACAAATAAAGTTAGAGTAAGACAAGTGACAGGAAGTGGAAGACCTACAAGTCTTCTGACAAATGTCACAAGAGACGCTACTGCAAACATTGCTATTGCAAATACAACTGGATTTGATACTTTTGAAAATGTAGGTGTATCAAACACCAATCCAGGATATGTTCAGATTGGAGATGAAATCCTCAAATATGAGGGAATCACCTCTGGTTCAGGTGTAACTGGAACATTGACTGGAATTGGTAGAGCAGTTGATAGTGTTGCTTCCTCTCATGCAACTAATGACCTTGTTACTAAGTATGAGTTCAATAATGTATCACTTAGAAGAATCAACACAGTTCACAACCTGGTTGATGTAACTAAACCAGAACCACTTGCAATTGATCACTACCATATTAAACTTAATATGGCAGAGAATGGAACTGATAGAACTGGTATTGGTACATTCAGACCAGTTACAAACTATCTGACTGATGGACACACAAATATTCAAACTGCAAAAGGAACATATAACATTCCTTATTCAGTAATTGTTCCTGACATTACATCAACTGCACCTGAGGGTGCATATATCCTTGCTTCTGCAAGATCCATCTCTGAAACTTCTGTTGATGGTACTGAAGTTGCATATATTGATCAAGGGTTCCAAGATATTCAATTCAATAAGAAGAATTACTTTGAAACTCAGAGAATGGTTGCTTCTGAAATAAACCAAGAGGAAATGCTGGATGAACTCCCTGGCAACAAGTCATTCACTCTCAATCTTGATCTTCTTACCTATGATGCAAGAATCTCTCCAATGATTGATTTGAATCACTCCTCTGTTGTATTTGTGTCCAACAGAGTTGATGGTCCAATCACTGACTTTGCCACTGATCCAAGAGTTGTTGGAATTCCACAGGATCCTAACAGCATGATTTACGTGACAAAGCAAGTTACACTTGAGAATCCTGCTACATCACTGAAAGTGTTCATTGATGCCTTCATTGCAAATACAAGTGATGTAAGAATGTTCTATGCACTTGATCAAGATGTAAGTGCAAATGAAACTAAGTTCAAACCATTCCCTGGTACTGATAACATTGACCCATATGGTCAAGTTATTAATCCAACCAGATCAAATGGTACACCTGATGAGAAGAAGGAGAAGTCTGATAAGTTGACTCAGACACCTGCTATCAATGACTTTACTGAATATAAATTCACCATGGACAACCTTCCTCCATTCAAGTCATTCAGACTCAAACTGATTGGAACATCTGTAAACCAAGCAGTGGTTCCACAATTTAGAAACCTTAGAGCAATTGCATTGGCATGAGTTACATACCTGTTGAGGGCAATAAAAATTTGTCCAGAGATGGCAAAAATAATGCCATCATTAATACAAATAAAAATGAATTTCATGCATACATAAAAAATAGGGAGAAACTTAAATCTAATACAGATAGAGTTGACTCCCTTGAGAAAAAAGTTGATGATTTGAAAGGTGATCTAGATGAAATCAAATCAATGTTAAAAGCAGTAATCAATGGCTAACAACACTATCACCTTTAATCCAGATTCTAATGCTGCGTATGGTGTAAACCTTACAATATTAGAAGGTGCTGATTTCAAATCTACATTCAAAGTAAAAAAGGAGAATAAATCTTCCTTTGATTTGAGTGGTTATGCAATTCATGCAAAGATGAAGAAGAGTGTTGCTATTGGAGCATCAGATGGTGGTATTCAAGGATTTACTGCTGGTATAACAAGTGCTGCTGCTGGTGAATTTAATATTTCTCTTACAGACACTATCACAAAAGACTTGAAACCAGGGAGATATTATTATGATATCAATGTTGTTAGTTCAGCATCAACAGTTTATAAGATGGTGTCTGGAAATGTAGTAGTAGAAGGGGGTCTCCCAGTCTCCTAAATATAAAAAAGGATATAGTGTATAATGGCACAACCTTCTTCAAGACAAGAACTTATAGATTATTGCTTAAGACAGTTAGGTGCCCCTGTCTTAGAAATTAATGTCGCTGAAGAACAACTTCAAGACTTGATGGATGATGCCATTCAGCATTTTCAAGAGAGACACTATGATGGTGTTGAAAAGGCATTTTTAAAATATCAAATCACTGAGAAAGATGTGGAGAGGGGTAAAGCAAGACCCCCAGGTGCATCAAGTGCAACAACAGAAACTGGTATTGTAAACTCACAGGTTACTGCTACTGTTGGCGGTGATAACACAACTTTTAATTACTATGAGAACAGTAATTATATTCAGGTTCCACCACAAGTCATAGGGATTGAAAAGATATTTAAGTATGATGATGCTCAGGCAGCAAGCAGTGCCAACATGTTCAGTTTCAAGTATCAACTGTTCTTGAATGACATTTACTACTTTGGAAGCACTGACTTACTTTCATATCAGATGTCTATGAGTTATCTGGAGACAATGGATTATCTCCTCAATACTCACAAGAGAATTAGATACAATATCAGACAAGATAGATTGTATCTTGATGTTGATTGGGATAACTTGAAAAAAGATGAGTTTATAATTCTTGAGTGCTGGAGAGCACTTAATCCTAATGATTATTCAAAGGTGTATAATGACCCATTCCTTAAGAGATATTTGACTGCTTTAATTAAGAGACAGTGGGGTCAGAATCTAATCAAATTCACTGGTGTCAAACTGCCTGGAGGTATTGAATTTAATGGCAGGCAACTCTTTGATGATGGTCAAAGAGAACTTGATGAAATCAAGGCAGAAATGCTAAGTAAGTATGAGTTACCACCAATGGATATGATAGGTTGATGTTATGCTCAATCCATATTTTCTAAACAACTCTAAGCAAGAGCAAAATCTCATACAAAGTCTGGTCAACGAACAGTTGCAGATGTATGGGATTGAGATCTATTACATCCCTAGAAGGTATGTAAAGAAAAACACTGTCATAAGAGAAGTAATTCAATCTGAGTTTGACAATGCCTACCCATTAGAGGCATATCTTGACAGTTATGATGGATATGGTGGTCAAGGAACACTTCTGTCAAAGTTTGGTATTGAGGAACAAGATGACTTGACATTAGTTGTATCAAGAGAAAGATATGAAAATTATGTCACACCTCTTATTAAGGATGTGCCAAATATTGAACTTGCAACTAGACCAAAGGAAGGTGATTTAATTTACTTCCCACTAGGTGACAGGTTGTTTGAGATTAATTATGTTGAACATGAGCAACCATTCTATCAATTACAAAAGAACTACGTTTATACCCTCAAGTGTCAACTCTACAGATATGAGGATGAGGTTCTTGACACTGGTGTAGAGACCATTGATGATGAGATTGAACAGATTGGATACATCCAGAAACTACAACTAATTGGAGTTGCATCACCTGCTACTGCAGTCATATCTGGTATTTGTTCTGGTGTTATAAGTGGTGGTGCTGGTGAACTCAAAGAGGGCATCAAAATAACAAATATGGGTGGTGGTTATACATCTGAACCAACAGTTGCTATTTCATCTGCACCTGCAGGTGGTATAGATGCCAAGGGGGTAGCAGTTGTTGCCTATGATTATGTAAATTGTGAAGGTAAAAAAGGTGGAACCGTAGTAGCAATTGACCTTATAAATGCTGGTTGTGGTTATACTGAAAAACCATCTATTACAATAACAGGTGGAGGTGGTTCTGGTGCTACTGCTGAGGTTGTAGGTATTGAAACTGTTGGGGGCATTATGCCAATCACCATTACTGATGGTGGTGGTGGATATGTTTTAACTCCTACTGTTGGAATATCAACCCCAACTCATGTTGGAGCAGCAGCAACAGCAACAATTGGAATACCTGTTAGTGCTGGTGCAGGATCAAGTGTAATTGATACCACTATCAGTGTTGGTATTGCCACATATCTTTTCCCTGGTGGCACTACAGGTGGTGTTTTCTACAAGACTGCACCAACAGTCACATTTTCAGATCCAACAGGATCAGGAAATAATGCAACAGCAACTGCAACCATTCAAGATATTGCAATAAGTGGTGGTAGAGTTGATTCACTTACTATTACTGATGAAGGTAAGTTCTATACAACAGTTCCTACAGTAACTATTGCTCACCCTGGAGTAAGCATTGCATCTGCTACCATAGGAATTGCAGGATCATCTATTGATGCAGGTTCTATTGCCTTTAGCACCACAGGAAGAGCATATACATCTGCACCTACTGTAGCAATATCAACATCTGGAACAATGCTTGCACCAACTGTAACTGCAGTTGGTATTGCAACAATCAATCCAATTACAGGTGTTGTTACTGCTGTATCATTTGATGTTGCTGATGCATGGGCAGTAGGTTCAGGTGCAACCATTGGTGCAGGTTACACAGTTGCTCCTAGTATTTCATTCTCCTCACCATCCCCTGTTCAAGCAACTGCCACAGCAACAGTTTCTACTGGTGGTTCAGTTACAAGTCTTTCAATTGGAAACAGTGGATTTGGTTATATTTCAGCACCAACAGTATCAATTTCAGCACCTGCTGGTTTATCTACTCAATTTACTGCTACTGGTATTGCAACCATTAGGTTCAATTCTATTTCCACAACTGGAACACTTTCAACAACATCAACATCTATCACTGGTATTGATACAACAGGAATAATTGTTGGTGATAGAGTCAGACTTGGTATTGGTCATAGTGATCTCTATAATTTTGTACCTGCAGGAACTTTTGTCAGTGGTATTGGCGCAGGTTCAATCACAATCAATCAAGCATCAACAAATGTTGGAATTGCAACTTCAGTGTTTGAGTTTGGTATTGATCAATGTGGTATTGTAACTGGCATTAATGTTACATACAGTGGAGGAGGATATTTGACACCTCCTACAATCACAATATCTAATGATCCTAAATTCAAGAATTATGTTGACATTCAAGCAGGTGTTGCAACAGCAGTTGGTATAGCAAGTATCAATGCTGCTGGTATTATTACAAGTATAAACATTGTAAACAGTGGTAGTCAATATGTGTTAACACCAACTATTGAAGTCTCTTCACCAGTTTCTTCAAGCACTGGTTCATTTGTCTTTAATGAAATTGTCACTGGTCAAAGATCTGGCACCACAGCAAGAGTCAAATCATATGATGCTGTCAACAATATACTTGAGGTATCAATAGTTGATGGAACATTTGATCCAGGAGAACAAATTATTGGTTCAGAGTCTGGTGCTTCACATACAATGAAGGAGCAAGATAAGTATGATACTGTTGATCCATTTGCAGATAATGACAATATTGAGATACAAGCAGATGACATTATTGACTTTACAAAGACAAATCCCTTTGGAATGCCTTAATTAAAAAGTTGTTAAATAGTATTGTAACAGTAGTGACACCATGTTTGAGCATTTCTATAATGAGATCTTCAGGTCTGTAATCATAGCATTTGGATCTCTATTCAATGGTATTGAAATTCATAAGAAGGATGCAAATGATGATACTTACAGTATCATCAAAGTTCCTCTTGCTTATGGACCTACACAGAAGTTTCTTGCAAGATTAGAACAGCAGGAAGATTTGAATAAACCTGTTCAAATGACTCTTCCCAGAATGTCATTTGAGTTTACTGACTTAACATATGATCCTGGTAGAAAGGCAACTCAAACACAAGCGTTTCACCCTGTAACTGAAAATGGAACAAAGACCAAAAAGGTCTATATGCCTGTTCCATACAACATGGGATTTGAACTGTCAATCATGACAAAGTTAAATGATGACATGCTTCAAATTACTGAACAGATTTTACCTTACTTCCAACCATCTTATACATTACCTATCAAACTTCTTGGTGGACTTAAAGAAGTTGTGAATGTTCCAGTCCAACTGGAAAATGTTTCAATGACTGATGATTATGAAGGAAACTTTGATACAAGAAGAGTTCTAGTTTATACTCTTAGATTTACTGCTAAGACATTTCTGTATGGTCCTATCACTGATGTATCAACTGATGTCATCAAGAAGGTACAAGTTGGATATGTTTCTGGCAATAGAACAACTGGTGGTCAGGCATATGAAAGAGATGTCACTTACAGAGTTGTTCCTAGAGCAACCAAGGATTACAATGGAAATGAGTTGACCACAACCACTGAAGATATTGATACCACAGAAACTATTATTTCTGTTGCTGATGGAACTTCAGTAACAGTCAAAGAATACATTACTATTGGTGATGAATCAATGTTTGTTGATAAGGTTAATGGTAACAAACTGACTGTGAAGAGAGGTCAAAATGCAACATCTGCCACCAGTCACGTGAATGGGGCACCCATTATGGGTATTGAGGCAGCAGATGCTGACTTTATTGATATTGGTGACAACTTTGGATTTGATGGGAGTGTCTTCTGATGACAGATGATAATATTATAGATGTAACTCCTGGTAAAGAGAAACCTGCTCATCTTACAAAAGGTGATGTAGAAAAAGATTATGAATATACTAGAGGAAATCTATATTCAATCATTGAGAAGGGTCAGGAAGCAATCAATGGCATTTTAGAACTTGCTCAAGAAAGTGAGATGCCAAGAGCATATGAGGTTGCTGGTCAGTTGATCAAAAATGTTGCTGATGCAACTGATAAACTGATGACCCTACAGCAGAAGTTGAAAGATGTAGAGGAAGAGAAAGTAAATAAAGGACCAACTACAGTTAACAATGCTTTGTTTGTTGGTTCAACAGCAGAACTCCAAAAATTACTGAAGAATAATAATCCTGATAAATAATACATCAGGGAGAGAAATCCCAAAGTATTATTACTAATAGAATGTCTAAGAAAGAGGACTTGCCGTCAATAAACGATTATCTAGAGGATAGTGAGCTTCCCTCTTATAAAGATTTTATTGAAGAAGAGAAAGATTTACCATCTGTAGAAGATTATATAACCACACAACCTCTTGAAGAGGATCAAACCATTGAAGATGCAAATGGAAACACATTTGCAGAAGTTATTGACGTCATAAAAGCACCAGAATGGGGAGAACTGGTCAAATTAGTCAATGATGTAAGAAAAGAAATACCTGAAATCCCAGAAATTAAGTCATATGATGAAGAAATTGCTCAAATAAGTGAAAAAATTGCAGAAATTTCTGATAATTTTTCACAGTATGACCTTAAAAGTGATAAAATCTATGACTTAAGAGCACAAAATGAGCAATTTGAGGAAAAATTAACTGAAATTGAGCAAAAAATCCCTGAAATTCCTGAAATCAGGTACTATGAAGGTGATATTGAGTTAATTTATAACAAAATTTCAAGAATTAAGGAAGAAATTGAGTCTCTTCCTGAGGTAAAATACTACGAAAATGACCTTGATGTCCTAAAATCAAGGATTGAAGAGGTAAATGAAAATATTCCAACCTTCCCAAAGTGGGTCAATGAGGTTAATGAGGTCCCAGACTTCTCTTGGATTGGAAAAACCTTTGGAGTTATTGATGATGACTTTAAAAAGGTCCAAGGACACCTTGATTTAATCAAAGATACCATTCAATCAAGGGTTTCTGAGTTAAATGAGACCATTGAGACCAAAGATTTTGAACAAAGAGTAGATTCAAAGACTCTTTCTGAGAATTTAGACTCTACAAATACCAGATTAACTGAAACTAAGGACAAAATCTACAAAGAACTGAGGGAAATGACCCTCAGAGTTTACGATCATCACAAAGAATTCAAAGATGATGATAGAAAACTAAAAAAAGCAATATTAGGTGAGCAAAACAAACTCAAACAGACTTTAAAAGAGCAAATTAAGTCTATTGAGAAGGAAAGTATCAAGACAGATGAGAAAATCATCTCTTTTTACACTGATTTAAGAGAAGAAGTAGAGCAAAAGTTCAATTCTCTTCCAGAAGTCAAATATTATGACAAAGACATAAAAAAACTGCAAGTTGAGGTCACAAATGTAAAGACCAACATCAAAGGTCTTGTTACTGAACTCTACAAAATTGCAACTGTCATTAAAAAGCAGCAAAAAACTCTTACTGAGGGTCTGCTTAATGAACCTCCCAATGAGAAAGAGACTGCTGGTGGACAAACTGACCCACTGACACCTCTTGATCAAAAATTTGCCACTCTTGATGACCTGTCTAAACACTACAGGTTGTTCATTAGTAGAATTCAAACACAACTATCCACTATGGGTGGTGGTGGAGCAGGATTCATCAAAGACCTTGATGATGTCACTTTTGATGGTTCTGATAATCAACTCCTTATCTACAATGCTTCAACATCTAAATGGGTTGGTATTGATAGTTCCAAGATTCAAGGTTCTGTAGGTGCTGCAGGAACCTGGGGTATTGACTCAGTTGGTATTCATACTGTCAAGTCTGTTGGTATCAATACAACAACTGCAAAAGCAGGTGTTTCACTGCATGTTATTGGAGACATTGAAGCAACTGGAAATGTCAATGTTGGTGGTACAATTACATATGATGATGTTGTCCATGTTGACTCACTTGGTCTTTCCACATTCAGAAGTGGAATTGAGGTAAACACAGGAACAGCAACAACTGCTTTACTTGTACGTGGTGATGCAAGAATTACAGGCATTCTGACTATTGGTCAATCATCTGTAACCATTGATGGTGACAACAATACTGTCACCACTGGTATTGTTACTATCACAAACAGTCAAGTTATCCTTGGCAGCAATGTAACAATCAATGCATCTGCTACAGGTATTAACTCTGCTCCTAATGTTTTCTATGTTGCCAAAGATGGTGATGATAACAACAATGGAACATCAATTGATAATGCAAAACTGACTATCGCTGGTGCTGTTGGAGTAGCACAATCAGGATCAGTCATTAAAGTGCTGTCAGGAAACTATGTTGAGAGTAATCCTATCACACTCCCTGCATTTGTTGCTGTTGTTGGTGATGACCAAAGAACTGTCAAGGTTCTACCAAGCAATACCACACAAGATATCTTCCATGTAAACAAAGGGTGTAAGTTAGCAAACATGACCTTCTCTGGTCACCTTGCTCCTGCTGCTGCTGTTGCTTTCCCAACAGGTATTGCAACTAATGTAGGTGGTGGCAAATGGAAGGGTCCTTACATTCAGAATTGCACCAGTGATACAACCACAGGAACTGGCATCTTTATTGATGGTGACAAGGCAGAGAAAACCAAGTCAATGAACGTGGATGCCTTCACCCAATATAATCAAGGTGGTGTTGGTGTTGCTGTAACTAATGAGGGATATGCTCAGTTAGTATCTGTATTCACAATCTGCTGTAATGAAGCAATTACAGTTCACAAAGGAGGTCAGGCAGACCTTGCAAATAGTAATTGTAGTTTTGGAACATTTGGTCTAATTGCTGATGGTGTCAGTGACCAACAATTCACAGGTATTGTTACTTCAAGTGGTGCTGCTGGACAAGACAATATTGTAATCAATGTTGGTGCAGTAACCACCAGACCATATGATGGTCAGGTTGTTTATTTTGATCAACTCTACAAGTCTGTAGAATCAATCACAATCACCAATGGGGGCAGTGGATATACTTCTACCCCATCAGTCACAATCACATCACCTACAGGACCAAATGGAGAGGTGGCAACTGCCTTTGCTACACTTGAAGGTGGTGTTGTAACATCAATTGATATCATTAGTAGTGGAAGTCAATATACAGGCACTGCATCTGTAACCATCTCTGCTCCAGACTCAGGCACAACTGCAACTGCTACAGCAGTCATGGCAGATACGTACTACACAATAAATAGTGCTACACCCATAGTGTCTGGAATTACAACATTAACTCTTGCTGAGAATTTATTGAATACAGTTGGAGTTGCATCAACTGCATACTTCTTCCAACAAAGCAAAATTATTGCAAGTTCTCACACCTTTGAATACATTGGTTCTGGTAATACCATTACTGTTGCCACTCCTAAGAGAGGTGGAGTTACAATTCAGGCAAATGAAGTTATCAGTCAAAATGGTGGAAGTGTGATTTATACCAGCACTGACCAGTCTGGTAATTTTAGAATTGGTGATGATTTCCAAATCAATCAGGCAACAGGAACAGTCAGTGGTAGAGCATTCTCCAAGAGTCTGTTCTCAGAAATGACCCCCTTCATTCTAGCACTTAGTTAAATGGCACAGTTAGCACTCAATAGGTTTAAGACAGAGACAATTGTCTTAACAACATCAGATCAAACAATATACACAGCACCCACTGGTTATACAGGCATTGTATTATATGCCCATGTAACCAATGTTGCCTCTTCAGCAGTTACATTTACTATGTCTCATGTGAGAAGTGCTACTACAACTGAAATTATTAAAGATGCCTCTGTTCCAGTAAGTGATGCTTATGTGCCACTTGATGGTAAGTTGGTTCTTCAGACCAATGATTCAGTTAAAGCAAGTGCTGGTGCTAATTCATCTCTCAAAGTCCTTCTATCAGTGTTGGAGACTGCTAACTAATGCCTAGACTCATCAGCGAAGTTAATTCAGGTGGTGGTGCAATTGGTATTGCAAGTGATGGTATTGATTTGGGAAATATGAAAAAACTTGATTATGAATCTAACAGAATTGAATATGACACAAACAGTGGAGTAGCAACTGTATTCTCAAACCCACTTACAATCATTGGTCTATAAATACATAGAGACCTTTTTATAAGAAAAATGAAAAAGAAGTGTCCAGATGGAAAATATTATTGTTACACAGATAAAGTGTGTAAGGATATTCCTAAGGGGTTCAAAGTAGTTGGACCTGCTGGAATGCTTCGTAAGGAAAATGGTCACACTGTTGATGATGATGATTCTGAAACCAATGGCAATGGTAAGAAGAATGGCAATGGAAATGGAAATGGTGCCTCAATGAGTGAGGGTTCATTAAGAGACTGGTTTGGTAAATCCAAATCAAAGGATGGTAAACCTGGTTGGGTTCAATCAGATGGATCTCCCTGTGCTAATGAACCTGGTGAAACAAAAACTCCAAAGTGCTACTCTTCTGCAAAGAGAGCAAGCATGACTAAGAAAGAACTTCGTTCAGCAGATGCAAGAAAGTCCAGACAAGATCCTGGGCAACAGCAAAAGTCTGGTGCTGCTAAACCAACTTATGTTTCCACTGATAAACCAAAGAAAAAAATGAAAGAAGAAATGGAAGTCAATGAAGCAAAGGACAAACCTGGTAAGGGCAGTGGTACTAAAGATGCTTGCTATCACAAAGTAAAATCAAGATATAGTGTTTGGCCATCTGCTTATGCATCTGGTGCTCTTGTAAAGTGCAGAAGAGCAGGTGCAAAGAACTGGGGCAATTCAACTAAGAAAGAAGAGTTTATGGCTCTTCCAGAATTCTCTGATATTCAAATCAATGCCATGAGAAATGCAGGCATTGAAGTTGAAGTTTTTGATGAAGCTTGTTGGAAGGGTTATGAGAAGAAAGGTATGAAGACAATGTTTGGAAAGAGATATCCAAACTGTGTCAAGAAGACTAAGAAGGAAGAAATTGAACATTTCTTTGAGAAGAAAAGTTGCAATCACACTCATGAAGGTAAAGAGTGTCCAGAGCATGGAATGAAAGAGTGTCCTAGTGAAAAGATTGATGAGGCAGTAAGAGTACCTGCCAAAACTGGCAATCTTTATCTGGTATCATTTACCTGGAAAGGTAAGTATATGATGATGAAGATCTTCTTCCCAGAAGTAAGCAGACCCACAAGATCTCAAGTTCAGGATGCACTTGAAAAAGTTTATCCTGGTTGCAAGGTATCAAGATTTGACATGACACCATATCAACCTGGTGAACCCATGTTGACTATGGGTGAAGAGGTAGAAGATTTGGAAGAGATTGCACCAATTATTGCTGGTGCAGCTAAGGTTGCTGCAGTTGCTGCTAAGGGTGTTGCTGGTGCTGCTAAGACTGCTGCAAAAGCATCTGTTCCTGTTGCTAAAAAGGTTGGTTCAGGTGTAGCAAAAACAGTTCAAGGTGGTGTTGAAGCAGCTAATGCTGCTGGGAGACAAGCAGGTCAAGAAAGAGCAGTTCAGAAAGTAAAATCTAAATTGAATATGGAAGGTGCTGCCTGGACAAAAAAGGCAGGTAAAAACAAAGAAGGAGGATTAAATGAAAAAGGTAGAAAGTCGTATGAGCGTGAAAACCCAGGAAGCGATCTTAAGGCACCTTCAAAGAAAGTTGGCAATCCTCGCAGAAAGAGCTTTTGTGCGAGAATGAAGGGCATGAAGAAGAAACTAACTTCTGCCAAAACTGCAAGGGATCCAGATAGCAGAATAAATAAGTCATTAAGAGCATGGAATTGTTGATCAATGAAGGAGATAACTCTTGATGACCTCAAGGTTCTTGTAGAGTCATTAGACAACAATGAAGACATTCCTGTCAAACAACCAGAATACAAAACTTTGGTTGAAGATGGGGTGCGTGAAGTACAAGAGAATGTAAAAAATCTCTATGAAGAGATTAGGTTAAATCAAGAGAAGATTGCTGCTGAAAAAGCAGAGTTAGAAAAGAAAACTCTGATTGAATCATCTGTTGAATTACTCCCTGAGAGAACAGAAGATCCTCTTCTATCTGATAAAATTGATTCACTTGCCAAATTGCAGGAGAATCAAAAACTCTTAATTAATAGATTACAAGTTCAACTTGGTTCCCTTGGTGGGGGTGGTGAAGTAAGACTTGAGTTCCTGGATGATGTAGATAGAGATTCTGTTAAGGTTGATGGAAAGGTTCTATCATATCAAGCATCAACTGGTAAGTTTGTTGGAGTCACTAACTCTGGAGGAGGAGGTGGTTCTTTTTCTGGAACAGATGGGCAAATTCTCCAACACAATGGAAGTGAATATGTTGGTGTAAGTTCAGTAGGACTAGGAACATTCTTCAATGATTTACATCAAGGTTATTACAGATATAGTACCAACTATTATACTACTGGTGTAGCAAATACAGTTCAAACTCTCCCTGCTGATGAGTTTGTATTGGTTCAACCTTCTGTTAGAACTAACAAAGTTGATTTCCTACCTCAGAAGATGCTTGATGCTAACAGCAATGATCCTTGGATTGGTGCTGGTGCTACAATTGGTACAGGACAGACTCAGTTCTCACTTGCTGGTTTGGATGATGGTTCAACAGTTATTGTAAGAATTGCCTCTCAATTGAACCCTGATATTGATAATACCAACCTTGACTTTAAATTAGAATTTACCACAAATCCCACAACTCAGGGATATGGAACAACTAATTTCAGTATCACAAGAGAACAAGCACTCATCTGTAATGAGGGTGCTGATCAGAACTACATAAGTGAAACACTCATTAACTTTTACGTTGGTAGTTCATTGTCTGGACCCACAAAAGCAACAGCTGGATCCTTTAATGTTCAAGCAAGAGCAAGTGATGAAGGTGACTTTGAGATGATGGCCCTAACAATTAACGTGGTAGCATAAGATGGCAAAGAAATTTAGAATTTTCGCAGACGTAAGTGCAGGAAGTCTTTTCTTTGATGGATCAAGAATTCAACCTGCACCACTTGGTGGTAAAGTTTTAGCATCAATCAATCCAAATCATGCTGATAGAATCAGAATAGTTAGAACTGATTTATTTGGTAGAGATGGTGTTACTCCAAGAAGAATCTTCAAGGGATTGAAGATAGGTAGAATTAAAAATGAAGCAAATCAAGAATTAGTAGCTGATCTTGGATTTAATGCAACACAAATTGTTGACTATCTCAATGATCAGGCAAACAAAAAGGCCAATGAAATTGATTTCCAAAAAGATGGAGCGTTAGTTGGTGGTGGAACAACTGTTAACTTCATTGGTAGTGGAGTTTCTGCTGTTTCAGTTTCTGGTGATGTTGCAACTGTACATATTGCAGGTGGTAGTGCAGGTAACCCAGTAACAAGTGGCATTCTTACATCCAGCAACAACACACTTAGACTTACTCTGCAGGATGCATCTACTGTTGATGTGGATGTCACAAGTTTGAATAGTGTGTCACCAGTTTCTCTGGCGAACTCAACCGCTTATTTCTTCTTGAATAG